CATATCCAGACGGTGCTGGATTCTGGCCCGGAGCATCCCTTCTTCGCCAAGGCGCTGGAGTACGTCACCGAACATGGCTACGGCAAGGCGACCCAGCACATCGAGCAGACCGGGGCGTCTACGCTCGAAGTCATCGTCCGGCACGAGTAGGTGGCGGCGCTCTACCTGCCCAGCCCGATGCCGCACCAGTCGGAGGTGCTTGACGCATCCGAGCGGTTCAAGGTCTGGCGAGCGGGACGGCGTACTGGCAAGTCGCGTACGGCCCTCATCGCCTCGCTGTTAGGTCACGGCAAGGGGAAGCATCGGGGCGCGTTGCAGGGCGGTGACATCGTCTGGCTGACCCCCGATTACCCGCAGTCTCGCGCCATCTGGCGGGAGGAACTCAAGCCCCGGCTCGCTGGCCTCCCCGGCGTCACGCTCCACGAGACCGACCGCCGCGTCCAGTTCCACGGCCTAGGCTCTGTCGAGCTACGCTCTGCCGAGTCTATCGACAACATCCGAGGCCGCTCGCTGGGCGGCGTGGTCATCGACGAGGCCGCCTATCTCGACCTCGAGTACGCACTGGGCGCTGTCGTCATGCCTGCCCTGCTCGACAAGGGCGGCTGGTGCCTCATCGCCTCGACGCCCTCCGCTGGCTGGGACGGCAACAGCGCACGGCTCACGCCCAGCTACTTCAACCGCCTGTGCCAGCAGGTCGAGGCAGGCGCTCGTGGCGAGGACTGGCGGCACTGGCACCACCCGACCGAGGCGAACGTCAAGCTCTCCCCGCAGGATGTCGCCACGCTCCGGGCCGAGTACCCGCCGAACAGCGCCACCGCCCAGCAGGAACTCGACGCCAGCCTGACGGCAAGCGGTGCCGCCTTCTACCCGGAGCTAGCCGACTGGGACGAGCTGGTGGTCAGCCGTGACCAGCTCCCGACCTACCTGCCGGAGTGGTGGCAGTACTGGGCGGGCTATGACTGGGGCTACTCGCACCCCGCCGTCTTCGTCCCCTGCGCCGATGACGGCACCACGCTCTATGTGCTGGACGCGCTCTACCTGCACCGTGAGCAGGACCACGAGCAGGCCGCCAGCATCCGTGGCTTGCTCCAGCTCCCCGGTCAAGACGGTCGCGTCCCATCGGCGTGTAGTCGCCGAGTCTACGCGGGGCATGACGCCTTCGCCCAGCGGATGGCGCACACGGCCCAGCCGGAAACGGTGGCGGATGTGTTCGACCAGTACGGCATCGCGCTTGCCAAGGCCAGCCTCGACCGTGACGCTGGGGCCAAGGTCATCCGCCGTCTGCTCTCGCAGGACCGCCTCCGCTTCGTGGACACCGTGGGGACGCGCCGTCTGCTCGCCGAGTTGCAGGCGTTGGTGCCGGACCCCAAGCGACCGAACGTGCCGCTCAAGCGGGACGCCAACGAGCGGGGCGAGAACGGTGATGACGGCGCGGACGCCTTCCGCTACGCGCTGGCCTCCCTGCCCTACATCGTCAGCGAGCCGCAGACCACCGTCATGACGCCGATGGGCATCGACCCCGAGAGCTGGGAGCAGTACGTCCCGGAGGCGCAGGATGGGGGCGGTCGGGACATTGCAGGCGGGATGCTGATGTAGGCCTTGCGCTTGACTGGCCTTCGGTGTATGTTCGGGGTGCGTTATTCGGTTCTTTAACTCACAAGGCGGGACGCTATGTCAGCTACGGTACTCAAGTCGGCAGTCAAGACCATCGGCGCACTGAACGACGCCGCCAGCATCACGGGCTTCCCTTCGGCGGGTGGCGTGGCGGTGCAGATTGTCGGTTCGCTCTCGGCCACCATCACGTTTGAGGTCACGATTGACGGCACCAACTGGGTGGCGTTCAACATGACCCCGAGCAACTCCAACACCGATGCCTCGACGGCAACGGCGGCGGGGGCGTTCAGCAAGCCGATGCAGGGCTATGCCGGATTCCGGGCGCGTTGCTCGGCCTACACGAGCGGCGACCCTGTCGTCACCGTGCGCTATACCTCCTAACCCAACCCAGAGGACGCATGACCGAGTTCGTCATCTCGCAGGAGTTGCTGGACCGTATTCTCGCCTATCTCTCGAGCCGTCCCTACGCCGAGGTCGCTGGCGGGATTGAGGCGCTGAAGAGCCTGAAGCCGCTGGAGTCTGGCCCCAAGGCGGTCGAGTGATAGCGGCCTTGGTCTGGGCGGGTGTGGTGGTGTTTGCTCTCGTCCGGACCGAGGCGCTGATTCGGCACTGGCTGACGCTGGTGTATCCGCCTGCCCTCCCGACCGAGCAGGATGTCGAGGTGCCGCAGGACATCATGGCGCTGGCGATGCGGGAGTCGGAGGAGTGGGCGCAGGAAGAGGTGCTGAAAGCCGCCAAGGAGCGGTTCCTCAAGGTGAAGGACGCAACGATGCCTGACGGCCAGCGGTGGAATCTGGTGCGTCGGGCGCTTGGCATTGGAGAACTCGCATGACCATCCCGTTCCTCGACCCTGAATACGACGAGACGCTCGAGCAACTCGTGCCGGAGGACGTAGAGTACGAGGAAGAGATGGAAGCCGAGGACGAGTTGCCCGGAGCCGCCGAGCCGTATGTCGCCGCGACCGCTGGCGTCACCACCGTGGTGATGGACGCCAACGCCCAGCGAGCGAACGAGGAGGTCGCCCCGAACGACATCGAGACCGCCGCTCGCATCACGCTTCCCGAGGACGCCCAGCTTCGGGCCTTGAGCCGTGCGCTCTACGGCGATGACTTCCCGCTCGCCGAGGACAACGACGGCGAAGACCCCGCGCAGTGGGTGTCGTGGGTGCGGAACCGCTGGACCGAGCGGCGGATGGCGATTGAGACGCATATGCACTTGGTCGAGCGCAATCGGCTCTTTCGCGCAGGCCAGCAGTGGGTGAGTGCGACCGGACTCGGGCCGTGGCGTGAGCCTGTCCGCCCGACCGAGTCGAGCCGCATCGTCTACAACCTCATCGACAAGGCGCTGGACTCACGTTTGCAGGTCATCACCGAACAGCGCCCCGGTTTCTCGGTGAACCCGATGACGCTAGACCCCGATGACCAGCGCAAGGCCGAGGCACGGCAGGCCGCACTCGACTTTGCCTACGAGTCGCAGTCGATGTCGGGCGTCATCCACGAGGCGAGCTACTGGGCGCAGACCGATGGCGTCTCTGGCCTGCACGTCTACTGGGACAGCGAGGCAGGGCCGTGGGACGAGGCGATGGGTGAGCAGGGCGAGAAGAAACCGCTTGGCGACCTCCGCACCGACGTGGTGCGCGTCGAGCAGTTCCGTGTCTCGGCCAACGCCAGCGCCACCAAGAAGCCCTACTACGTCATCCTGCGTGAGGTCATCCCGGCGGTGGAAGCCGCCCAGCGGTACGGCGCGACCGGAGCGGTGGCGTCTGGGCAGGCGAGCAACATTGCGCTGGGTGATGGGGCCGACTCGCTTGGCGACAACGGCGCCCTCTCGCAGTGGACGATGCAGTTGTCGAACCCGGGTGAGGCCGACCGTCTCAAGAACGCCGATGTCGTGGAGCGGTTTACGGTTTACGTCGAGAAGCACCCAGAGCTACTGCCCGAGGGCTTGCAGTGCGTCATCGTGGGCGATGCCGTTGTGGTGGGGCCGATGCCTTTGCTCTTCGGGTGCATCCCCTTCGTGCGCGTGACCGATGGCTCGACCGACCCCAGTTACTTCCCGCGCCCAATCATGGAGCAGTGGATTAACCATCAGCAACGCATCAATGCGCTGATGTCGAAGTGGGTAGACTCGATTCGCGTCAACTCGGGTGGGCGCTTGCTGGCGCGTCCGGGCGTCATCTCGAAGGAGACCTTCATCGGTGGCCTCACCTCGGTGGTCGAGGTCACGGGCGCTGGGAGCCTCAACGATTCTGTCACGCCGATGCCGAGCTTCTCGGTGGCGAACGACGTGAAGGAGGCGCTAGCCCTCGAGAAGAAGGCGTTCGAGGATGCCTCGGGCTACAACGACACCAGCCGTGGGCAGTTCTCTAGCTCGTCGTCGGGCCGTGCGATTCTTGCCGCTCGCGAGCAACTCGAGCGCGTGTATGCGCCGTCGGTGCTGGCGATTGCAACCGCGATGACCGAGTGGGCGAAGGTCCAGTTGGCTGGGATGGCGTGGGGCTACGATGTCCCGCGTGACCTTGGCGCGGTGGGCAAGGCGCGACCCGACCTTGCTCGTGCGCTCAACGCGCAGGACTTCGATGGCGCGGCAGACGTGAAGGTCGAGCCGGAGACGCTGATGCCGATGCCCAAGGCAATGCGGCTCTTCCTGCTGGACGAGATGTTTAGCAAGCAGTTGATTGATGCGCGGCAGTATCAGCGCCTCATGCCGTTTGCCATCATGAAGCAGATACAGTCGCCGGATGCGGACCAAGAGGCGCGAGCCAATCGCATTGCCGATGCGTTGCTCACGCGCCAGAACCCGCCGCCGATGCGCTGGCAGGACAACGAGGCGATTCATCAGGACATCTTGGAGCGCAAGATTCTGTTGCAGGACGATATTGACGAGGACGTGATTCAAGCGGCAGACGCTCGCTGGCGTGAGCTGGCAAACCAAGCCGCACAGAAGCAAGGCGCTCCCGCTCCGGCTGGTCCGGAGCAGGCGCCCGCAGGACCCCAAGCGATGGGTGGGGCTAGTCCCTTCGCTCCCTCACCGGAGATGATGCCGACACCAACGACGCTCCCCGGCATTGCGGCTGAACCCGCAATCGCCCAAGGCGCGGCGAATATGTTCGAGGCATTTGCTCCGCAGTAACGGACCACTTACCAAGGAGTTTGCATGACCGCACCCACGTTTCCCGGCGACGCCCCAGCCACCCCCGAGGTGGGGCCGGAGAACACCGCTGTCTTCCTCGACCAACTCGCGGAGGACGCCGCCAAGGCCGCGCTCCCCGTCGATGAGGAGTACGAGGCACAGGCACGGGACGACAAGGGCCGCTTCACCAAGGTCGAAGATGTTGCTGGCGGCGAGGACGCCGAAGGCGACAGCGAGGCGACGGCGGAGGAAGTGACGGCAGAGGCACCGGAAGGCGAGGCCGAGGCGCAGGAGGAGACGGCAGAGGAAGTGCCGATTCCACTCGCCAAGCGTGACCCCATTGTTCCGCTCACCGTGAAGGTGGGGGACAAAGAAATCACGGGCCTGCCCGACCTGATGGTGACCTACACCACGCCCGGGGGCAAGACCCGCACTGACCCGCTGGATAAGCTGGCGCGGTTGGCGGCGGATGGTATCTACAGCGAACAGCGCGAACAGCGGTTCCGCACCATCGAGCAACAGAACTTGGAAACCCAGCAGATGCTGGAGCAGTACAAGCAGACGCTCGAACAGCGCGAAGCCTATCTGGAGCAATTGCTCGCGGATGAGACCACCTATGTGGCGGAGAAGGATGCGTGGGACCGCCAGAATACGCCCGAGATGCGGTTGGAGCGCGAGCGCCAGAAGCTGGAGATGGAGCGCCAGCAGATGGCGTTACAGCAGGTCGCGCAACAGGGCGAGCAGTATTTTACCGGGACGTTGACACCCGCCTTGGACCTCATCGCCGAAGCCGTGCCGATGGTGGAACCCGAGGAGATTGTGGCGAAGGTTGCGCTCTACGTCCGGACCCTTGAGGGCCGGAAGGGCTATGTCACGCCGGACCAGTACAACCAGCTCAATCAGTTCGTCCTCGAAGAGGTGGCGCCGTGGGCGCAGAGCCTCCACGAGGCGCGGACCGAGAAGTATGGTACGAGAACCGCCCCAGCCGAGGTGCCTGCCGCAAAGGTGCAGGACAAGAAGGCGGTCGCGGTCCAGAGTCAGAAGGCCAAGGCGGCAGTCGCCAAGGCCGTCAAACCTGTCGGGAAGGGTGCCGGAGTGGCGCCGAAGTCCCGACCTGCTCCAAGCAACGTGGATGATGCGATGGAAGATGCGGTGCAAGCCGCCATCAATTCGGTGCTTGGGGGCTAACCCTTTTTCTGTGAGATAGTACAGCAATGCCGAATCCTACTACGATTACCGATGCGGAACTTCAGGGGCTCCTGAAGAATGTGTATGCCAATTTCCGCGAGAAGGTGCAGAACACTGTGACCCCGCTCGTCGCCCAGCTTTCGAAGGCGCGTGAGGGTGGGCCGAAGAACCTCCGCTGGGGCGGCAATGGCGTCTACTGGGACGTGGTCGTTGGGCGTCCGGCTGGCGGGAACTTCTCGTCGGCTGGTTACTTCGGGCAGGACAGCACCGCCCGTGAAGTGCAGGCCAACACGGGCGTCGTCCGTGGCTACGTCCGCCGTCAGGTGGACGGGCTTGCGCTCATCGGCACCAAGTCCAAGGAGGCCGCGTTCCAGACCCTCGCTCGCAAGACGATGGAGGAGCTTCGCGAGGCCTCGGCCCTCATGATGCAGGGCTCGTTCCACGGCGCTGGCAACGGCATCCTTGCGACGGTTGTCGCGGGTGTTACCAACGCCACCCAGACCATCACCGCGCCCTACGGCGTGGCGTCGTCTGGTCCGGCCACGCTCCTCCTCTCGGTCGGTGACTACGTCGCCGTGACCGATTCGACGGGCGCGACGGTCCGTGGCCGTGCGACGGTGAACGCCATCAACAGCTTCCCGTCCTCGACGCAGGCGATTGTCACCCTCTCGGCGACCATCACCTCGACCACCAACGACATCATTGTCAAGGCCTCGACCTCTGACACGTCGTACAACTCGGCCACCAACGGCCTCATCAACATCACCAACCGGAGCGCCTCGTACGCGCTTCTCCACGGCATCACCGCCTCGACCTACGGGATTTGGGATGCCATCCGGATGGTGGCTGGCACTGATACCCCGGATGCCGCCCAGCCGACCGAGTCGGACATTTGGGACCTCATCCAGAAGGTGTCTGGTTCGTCCGGGAAGGACGCGATGCTCCGTCCGCAGGAGTTCCTCCTGATGACGACCCCGGGCATCGGGAAGAAGCTCATGGAGAGCTTCGTCGGCCAGCGTCGCTTCGACGCCAAGGAGACTGCCCGCGTCATCAAGGGTGGCTACAAGGCGGTTGAGATTTGCGGCCTGCCGCTGGTGATGGATTACTACGTCCCCGCCGGGACCATCTATCTGCTCCACATCCCGTCCCTCGCG